TTCTTTGGCGGCTTCCCAATCTTGCTCATTGATCTTGCGTTTCAATGTACTGGTCTGGAGTCTGCCAATCCCGAGGTTATAGCAGAAATCCACTACAGCATTACACTTACGCTCATCTGTTAAGAGAATAGGGCAATTACGCAACACCCCTGGAAGGTAAGTAAATTGCAGTTCGTGAAGCAGCAATGCTTCAGCAATCGTTTCACTAATTGGCTCATCAGATAGTGCAACCTTTGCACCACTTGCGTAATAAGTTGATCCAAAGCCTATCGTTGGGATACCCGCTGGACATAGGTAAACCTTGGACGAAAAGCCCTCGAACCGTTTACACAGCGCGGCGGCAATGTCTAAGTTCATAACCCGCGCTTGGCAAGAGTACGATCAAGGAACCAGTAGTTAAGAGTGCCTGACACAAGCGCAGCCATGTCTCCACTCATCATCAAACGAAAAACGGCATCAGGAGATGCACCAGTTACCCACGCATTCCATGCAAACCAAACGTGGATAAACGACCAGATAAACAGAATCCAATAGGTGACGATAGGACGTACGGAAGCCGATAGGCTGGCTACCCATCCACCCGCCGCTTTAACCATCTCTGTTTGCTGTTCTATGGCGCTGTTAAAGGCATTCATCACGCCTGCGTCTACTGTGGCCTCTCGCTGGGCTCCAATCTCTGCCAGCTTCTGTTGTCCGCGCAGGGTTTCTAGTTGGCATTGCTGACCAAACATCAGCAGTTCATGGTCGCGCTCATTTTTTTTGTCAAAGAACTTGATGACCTCGGGCGCAAGACGGAAGATGCCGCCAAGCAAAGAGCCAAAAACACCACCGGAAAGTATTTCAAACATTTATTTCCCCAACAATAAGGTGATCCACCAAAATACTAAACTAAGAATCAATATTACAATTGCACCGCCAAGCAGCCAATTGATAAATTCGTCCATTTCTTTTTTCTTGGCAGCAGCGTTTTTCTCATCCAAAATTTCTTGTTTTTTACGCTGTTGAATGATGTCGTTGCGCGTAATTAAAAGTTGCTGCCAAGTATCAGCGTGACCGTTAAGCACCATCCATTGATTCAGTTCTTTTTCTGCATCGTCCAATTGCTTGGCTTGCATGACAATTTCAAATGCTTGGGCGGTATCTGATCCTGCAAACCCCGTCTTAGGTTTAGAAGCGGCCCGCTGAACAATGTCCTTTGCCTCAAAGAATTTCATTACATCCGCGCTAATGCCTTGGATGTCCTTGCCCATCTTAATTGCGGCTTGAACTCCTTTGATAGCTGACTGCGCCACGGCAAATGCGGTAATTGGGTCGATCATATTTCAACTTTTTCCCATTTGAGGCAGTAAACCGTACGGTTAAATGCGTCACCATACCAGGCCCAACGCACACACACATATTTGTATTTAGGCGCAGGAACTACAAGCAAAGCAATGGTAACTATCCATTTCACGGATTTCCTTTGCCGAACATATGGACAAAGTAACCAGCCACGCTGCCCAATGCACTAACAATGGTCATCCCCATCCAAAAGCCACCTTTGGATTGATTTGCCATTTCTACCAATTTTTCAATTGAATTTTCCAATTTGTCAATTTTGTTTGACATTTCATCAAAACGGCGTTCATACGATTGAACGCGCTCCCACAAAACGCCATATTTAATTGGGTCAAAAGAATCGGGTGTCATGATTTTTGGATGTAAGCAAGTGCGTAATAAGTTGGCAAGTAAGTTCCAACGCTGCTTGTGGAGGCCGCTGTAAACCCTCCAGTATTGCCCACGGCGTAAGTGTTTCCTGCGCCCACAACAAATGAGTCTTTGAGATTGGGAGTGCCGTTAGAGCCATCGCAAAGGTAATAACCCGTGGGGATGGAACTGATTGAGCCCGACCACATGATGATGCCGCCCGATGGAACTGCGCTCACCGAGGACGTTGTGCCGATAATTCCGTACAGATTATCGTATGTGGCAATTGCATTGTTGCTGGAATCAGTCAGAACAAACTTGTAGTTAGTTCCCGATGTAAACCAAATCTCTTGCGGCGGGCGACCATCCGTTCCAAGTTGGATTGGGTTGGTGTTGGCGGTAGTACCCGCAGATGTCGTATACGTTGTGGCAGGCGTTGTACTGCCAGCCAGGTAAGTGTAGATATATCCCCCATTCAGAGGGATGCCGGTGGTGGTAAAGAACTGAAATCCGTTACCGATGGGGGAAAGATTGACTGCCATTATTTGCTTCCTAAGTTCTTGATGTCATTTAATGACGTTCCTAGCTTGGACGTTTGTTTCATTTTTTCTTGTGCTTTAATTGCTGCTTTTTGCAATGCTTTTTGTTCCATTGTTGATGCTAATTTAGCTCCAGTTTGTTTGCCAATATAAGCACCAGCACCAACACCCATAGGACTTCCGCCTGTAACAAAACCGCCTAGAGCACCACCTAATGCTGTGCCAGTTTTTTCTACATTTCCTTCAATTATGCCTTTTACACGTTGCCCTTGTAATCCAGCACCTTCATATTGGTGAACGCCAGGCATCAAATACCCAGCACGATTTAAAGCATGAAATTTTGCAACTTCATCAGCAGGAAAATGCCCTAAGATTTTTTGACCAACAGTTGAATTTAATGTATTGTTTACAGAGTTTTGATTCCATGTACCAGCTTTGGCTGCACCTGATTCATAAACTTGTCTAGCCAATGCTCCATCAATTTCATTTTTAGCGGCTTGTGCTGCAGTTTGCAATTCTTTAGGAATAGCAGGCATCCCCTCGGGAGCATTTCTTAAATTTCCATTCGCAAATTGATCTAAAGTATCTCTAACGTGCCGCCATTGATCTTGAGGCAAATTGTTAAGTTTTGGAAGTATTTTTTCTAACGGCGTAGATGATACGGTAACACCATTTCTATCTTGCTCACCAAATAAACTGTTAATGCCTTTTGATTCAAAAATTGTTTTTTCTAATTTATGAATGTTGTCGCCAAGTTTGTACAACTTAGGGTCAGCGGCACTTGCAATGTCCATATCAATAGCGCCATTGATAGCACCAATTGCTCTTGAATTTGCAGGAGTCCATTCTGCATTTAATGCTTTGCGAACTGCATCATATGCACCAACAGAGCCCGCAGGCTGCATCGTCCCATTTGCATCTTTAAACCCAACATTTTTAGCCAAATCAATTAACTTTTGAGCAGAAGATGCAACGCCTTGAACACCTTTTATTTCAAGTCCAGCAGTCCATTGTGGATCGCTCAATAAATTATTGACATGAGATGTTGTTATTGGGTTATCGCCATATTTATCTTTAGCAGATTTATAAATTTCTTCTTTTGCTCTTTGAAAATATCCAGTAATGCTTGTAGGAACTGGGTCATCAGGATGGTTGCCATAAAACACATCATTAACCGTGCGTCCACGTTGTTCATCGTTAATCAATGATGGATTTGCTCCAGTAGCGTCTACACGGTCTTTTGCATAGTTAGACAATGCAATTTGTTCATTTGCAATTTGTTGCTTATAAACTTGACCTTCTGGCGTTGGGTTTGGCATATTTGCCAATGTGTATTCATTGCGTAATGTGTTTTCGTTTCCAGTAACAACGCCTGGACGAACTTGCCCACTATTACCAAGAACTTCATTTGCAATTTGCGCTCTAGTTGATTGTTCTGGCAATGCTGCATCTTGCGGTGTTTTAGACAATTTAATTTGAGGAAAATTGCCTCTTACAAGTTCTTCACCACTTATTTTTCCAGCATAAGGATCAGTAGTAGTAGCAGCAGCACCAACAGAACCAGCAGGCGCATTTGAAACAGGAGCCGTCTCAGGAACTGTTGGGTTAATTCTTTCTCCAACTGCAGCAGCCGTTCCTGGCGATGGTTGAACAGTGTACTCAGGCAAAGAAACACCAATTTTTTTGCCCGCAGTTTTAATTAATTTAGGGGCAAAAGGCATAGCCATCATTGCAGCAGAAATGCCTTGTTCAATGTCTGTAGGACTAATTCCTGTACGCTCACCAACTGTTTGAGCGCCTTTAGAAAGCACGCCGCCAACAGCTTGCAATGCTTGAGTAGGCAATGAAGTTTCATAACCAGGCGTTCCGACTGTGCCGGTAAGTCGACCAACAGGATTTGCCAATGCTTGCGAAACAGGCTGAGACGCTGCTTTTGCTTC